TATTTGCTGGTATCAATCCAGAAAATGGTAAATTCTTTGTAGGAACTAAAGGTGTTTTTGCGAAGAACGCTAAGTTAAATTATACTGATAAAGATATTGACAATAATCATCCAGCTGAAGGTCTTAATAAAAAACTTAAAGTTGCATTAAGATACTTACCAAAGTTAGGTATCAAAGGTGTTTTACAAGGCGACATGATGTTCACTAAAGGTGATTTGAAAAATGAAGTCATTGATGGTACCGATTACATTACATTTCAACCAAATACAATTGTGTATGCTGTTCCTGTTGATTCTAAATTAGCACAGATGATGTTAGCTGCACAAATTGGTGTGGTGTTTCATACTTCATACACAGGTAAAACATTAGAAGATATGAAAGCGTCATTTAATATTGACATCAATAATTTAGCTACAACTAAAGATATTTGGTTCCGTGATGCCTCTTTTGTTGATGCTTCAGGCACTGCTACATTTACTGAACAAGAAACAAAACAAATTACATATATTCTATCTGACATTGGTAATCTATTCAGAGGAATTAATCCTGTGGTGCTAAATAGAATAGCAACAACAGAAATTGTTAGAACACAAATTAAAACATTTAACAATTCTAAAGTTCGTGCAGGTGAAGTTATCACAGATACAACAAAGCATGTTCGTGATTTGATTCGCACTATTGAAGATAAGTTAAACAAAGAAATACTTGCAGCTAAATTAGATAAAACTAAACAAAAAAGAATAGCTGAAAAATCAGAATTGATGAGATTCTATCGCAACAATGCAACAGAATTAAAAAAGATATTTGATATTCAAAATGGTTTAGTAGAAGCTAAATCTATGATTATTAAGAAGTTACAACAGATTCGTCAGGTCACAGGAACATTCCTAAAGACTGACAATGGTTTCAAAATTACAAACGCAGAAGGTTTTGTGGCTGTGGACAAATTAAAAGGCAACGCAGTTAAACTGGTTGACCGATTAGAATTTAGTCAAGCAAACTTTAACGCACAAAAAGCATGGGACAAATAAAATGGCATATGATTTAACCAAAATATTACAAGAGTATGGTGATAACGATTTTGGCTTTACGGCTGTTGATGAAGCAGAATACAATGCTGTTATTGCACAGAAAGATGAAACAGTTGAAGAATATAAATCAAGACTTCAACAAGTAGAAAAGATTGTGATGCCTCTTTTAATTAATTTATTAAAGACAGCAGACCAACCAATCATCAAATGGCCTAACCGTAAACCAATTTTAGAAGCACAGATTCAAAAGATTGTTACTTTAACCAGAGATTAGAATGAAATCATTCCGCAACTTTCTTACTGAAGAATTCAAAAATGGTGGATTAACCATATTTGATATTGATGATACATTGTTCAAAACAACAGCTCGTGTCAATGTTAAAAAAGGTAATAAGGTTGTTAAAAGACTTGACCCACATTCATACAATACATATGAATTAAAAGATGGTGAAGAATTTGATTTCAAAGAATTCCGTGATGCTGAAAAGTTCTACAATGAATCTAAACCTATCAAAGGTATGATGGCAAAAGCCAAAGCGATTCTAAAGAATACACTCAATTCAGAATTAAGTCGTGTTATTATTGTAACGGCACGAGATGACTTTGATGACCGTGAAAAGTTTTTAGATACATTCCGTAAATATGGTTTTGATATTGACCGTGTTCGTGTTGAAAGAGCTGGTAAGATTAAAGATATTCGTAGCACAGCTATTTCAAAAATGGTCATCATCCGTAACTATCTAAATACCAAGCAGTTCTCAAGAGCAAGGTTGTTTGATGATTCATTAGAGAATCTAAAGATGTTTTTACATCTACAAAAAGAATTTCAAGATATTAAATTTGAAGCATTTTTTGTTAAAGAAGATGGTTCAATAAGGACAGTTAAGTAATGTTAAAACAAGTTAATGGTCGCTGGGCGTTAGTGTCAAAAAAGACACAGAGACCTTTAGCATACTACAAAGGTGAAGGCAAACCATCCGATGAATGGGTTGCTAAACAAGAAAAACGCATACAATTTTTTAAGCATGGCATGGGTGAAGCTGTAAATATCAAACCTGATATTCTTCCTAAATCTGGTGGTGGCCAAGATGGCACAGATACATTAAGAAAATCATATCAAAAAGATACACCCGGTCAATCTAAAATTATAGGATTCAAACAATACCGCAAGACTAAATAAAATATATTATTGGAGTTATTATGAAAGATATAGTGGTTGGTTGCATTACTGGTTATGACTTTGACAAAATTAAACCTTGGGTCAATTCATTAGATACATGTGGTTTTACTGGCACCAAGGCCATGATTTGTTATAATGTTGATTATGAAACAACTGAAGAGCTAGTCAAGCGTGGTTACACCATTTTTGCATTTAAGAAGAATGATGAAGCTAAACGATTTGAATACAAAGATAATTTCTCCATCGTTGTTGAACGATTCTACCATCTCTGGTACTTCTTAAAAGGTCTCAAAGGTCAATATCGCAACATCATTACAACCGATGTTAAAGATGTGGTCTTTCAAACAAACCCATCCTTATTTTTAGAACGAGTTATTAAAGACGGCAAAAAGATTAATGTCGCCTGTGAATCTATTCGTTATAAAGATGAAGATTGGGGTGATAACAATTTACTTAAATCATTTGGTCCGTTAATTCACGAGCATAATCGTGACAACCTAATCTATAACGCTGGCACAATCTCTGGTGATTTTGATACCATGATTGATGCCTTTCTAAACATTTATCTATTATGTAATGGTTCAAATCCATTTATTGAAGGTGGTGGTGGACCAGACCAAGCTGCATTGAATGTTTTATTACAATTAGAACCCTATAAATCAATTACCAATTTTGCTATGAGTGAGGACGGTTATGCCGCTCAATTAGGCACCACAGGCCCACAAATACAAGGCAAATATGGTGATAGGGTGGTTGAAAAATGTCCAATTTTAGTAGATAATATGGTTTGCACTAGCAACGGACAGGTATTCTCCTTGGTTCACCAATATGATAGAGTGCCTGAATGGAAACAATTGATTGAGAAAAAATATGCGTAACATTATCTTTGTACCTGTAGGCCAAGAATTAGCATTCCATGAAGCATATGATAAGAACAATCATTGGCGTTATACCAAATCTAACAGAGATTATGAAATCATCGCTTATCAATATAAAGATTTTGATATTGAACCTGACACTTATGATTATTTGATTAAAGATGTTGGTTTCAAATGGGACTTAGCAAAACATTTCCTTGATACTTTTGATTGGCGAGATTATAATTATATTGGTTTTTGGGACGATGATTTAGTTACCGATATTCAAAGTGTGAATCGTGGTTTAGAACTAGCAGAAAAACATGATATGAAATTATTTCAACTATCAACACTAGCTGGTTCAGCTTCATCACATTTAGTTTTACATCAAAACAAAGAATGGGTTTTTAGTAGAACAAATTTTATTGAAGGCATGGCACCATTCTTTCACACTTCAATGATACCAATCTTATTAGATTTTTGGGAGTATCATAAAGTTTATAGTGGTTGGGGCTTTGATATGATATTTTCATCTATCTGCCGTGAAAAAGCTGGAGTAATACATGAAGTATCAATGTATCATCCAGATAGACCAAGTAATTATGATAAACACAAAGCCTTCCTTGAAATGGAAGAAATATTAAATAAAGTTTATCCTAAATTTATGCAAGACAAATATGGCACACCAGACCAAACAGATATTGATTGGACTGGTTCTCAACGACACGAAGTAGTATATGAATTCACACTAAAGGGATAAAAATGGAAGTTATTGATACGAGTAAACTCAAAAAGACAAAAAAAGAATATGTAGTTGACAACCAAATTAAAGGTCGTAGTTACTCAAGTAACCATGCAAAATTACTCAAGCACATGGATCGCTTGATTGATTTACAGGAAGGTAAAAGACCAAAGCCTGTCATGTTTCATATGTCACCTTGCAACCCTTGTAACTTAACATGTTCATTTTGTTGTTTTGCTAATCGTGCCATGAAAGAGATGTTGACTGTTGAGCAAATGAAATCAGCTATTGACCAATTCCATGCTCTAGGTGCAACAGGTATGGAATTTACAGGCGGTGGCGAACCAACATTACACCCACAATTAGATGAAGTGATTGAATATGCTTACAATAAAGGTTTGAAAATTGGTATTTGCACCAACGGTTCAAAACTTAAAAAGATTAAAAATTGGCACATGATGTCGTGGGTTCGCCTAGGAATGTATTCATGGGACGAAAAGAAACCATATCCATATCACCTTGAAGTGTTTGAAGGATTAGATATTGAAATCTCAGCTGCCTATGTTTGGGATGGTGCAATGGACACATCTACAAATCCTAATATTACTGGTGA